AGAGCGGAGTCGGCGCTGGCCTTGGCGGCATGGACGGCGGCGGCTACGGCGGCGGGAGCATCGGCGCCGGGCTTCGAGGACTCCAGATCGGGGCGTTCTAAGTGGACGTCCTGAAGCGGATCAAGGCCGCCAAGACCGACAGGGACCGACACGGGACATGGATCAACGAGGCCATTCGCCTCGCCATGCCTACCTACCGCCGTGTTACCGGATCGTCGTCTCCTCAGGACGCGATGGCCGAGCAGGACGACCTGTTCGACACGACGCTGCAAACGGTGCTCGAAGACTTCTCGTCGGACATGATCTCGACCTTCACGCCGCGGCATGAACGATGGGTCCGGTTTGAGCCGGCGGAGGACCTCACCGAAGCGCAGATGAAGCAGGTCGCGCCCCAGCTTCGCGCCCTCGAGGATTCCGTCTTCGCCGAGATCGAGCGGTCCAACTACTGGGACGCTGCGCAGGAGTGCTTCTCGTTCTGGGGCGTGTCGACCATGGCCCTGGCGCTGACGCCCCGCGGGCCGATGGAGCCGCTGCACTTCCAGCCGATCGAGATGCCGGACCTGCTGATCGAGCGCGGCCCTGACGGATCGCTGACCGGGCGCTGGCGCCAGATGAAGCTGGACAAGATGGGCCTGCACATCATGTGGCCCGAGCACTTCCCGATGCCCGGCAGGCAGGAAAAGAACAAGGTCTCGACGGTCTACGAGGGCTGCGACCGCGACTATTCCATGCCCGGCGAGGAGCGGTGGAACTACCGCATCTTCGTGGACGACAAGGAAGTGGTGAAGACCAACTGGGTCGGCGCGGGTTCCTGCCCGATCATCGTCTGCCGGTTCCGCCAGCAATCGGACTCGGCCTGGGGCCCTGGCCCGGCGCACAAGGCGGTGCCCAACGCACGCACGCTGGACGAGCTCGCGTACCTGAATCTCAAGGCGCTGAGTCGCAGCGTCGACCCGCCCGGCTCCTACGAGGAGGACGGCGTGATCAACATGGAGGCCGGCCTGTCCGCCGGGACGTGGATTCCGCGCGCCTCCGGCTCCAAGGCGCCCGAGCCCATGAAGGTCGAGACGCGCTTCGACGCGCTGGTTTTCAACGTCGATGCGCTGCGGACCAACATCAAGAAGGCGCTGTACCAGGACCGGCCCGAGCAGCCGGGCGACACGCCGCCGACCGCCACCCAGTGGATCGACGAGCGGACGTGGAACACGCGCCGGCGCGAACTGCCGCGCGACCGCTGCATCCGCGAATGGGTGCTGCCGATCATCGACCGCGTCGTCTGGATCAAGGCGCAGCGCGGCGAACTGCCGGCGATCAAGCTGTCGGACGACAAGGCCGTGGCCATCCGCCCGATCTCGCCGCTGTCCAAGGCCAAGGATCTCGAGGACATGCAGATCACCCAGCAGGTCCTGTCGCTCGCAAACCTGGTCGGCCAGGCCGTCCAGCAGGGTGTGCCGGTGGACGCCACCGCGACGATCGAGCGCCTGAAGGCCACGGCCAAGGAGCGGCACCTGATCATGCTGACGCCGGAGCAGATCCAGAACGCGATGGCCACGGCCGCGCAGGTCGGGGGAATGGGCGATGGCGCAGCCGCGGCGTAAGTGGTCCGACATGCGCGGCGTCGTTGAGTCGCCGGCGCAGCAGACGGTCGAGGAGCCGATCGAGCAGGTGCTGCGTCGCCTGTTCTGCGCGACCACGGACGGCCAGCGCGTGCTGAACTGGATGCTCGAGCAATCGCACGCGGCTTGCCCGCCCGGCGCATCGGACTGTGCGTTGAGGGAGAGGGAGGGAGCCCGCAGGTTCATCGCCAACATTCGTGTTCTCACGCAAGGCGATCATGCTGCAAAGCCAGCCCCTCGAAGCGACCCCTGAAGCCGTAGGCGCCACCGCCGCGCCGGCCGAGGCGGTTGTCGCGACCCCGGAAGTCTCCGGCGCCGTCGCGGCTCCGGCCGCCCCGGTTCGTCCTGACGGACTGGCGGACCAATTCTGGACCGACGGCGTGGGCGTCAACACCGAGGCCCTGGTCGCCAAGGTGTCCGAGTACGAGACCGCTGAGCGCGCACGCGCCGAGGCGATCCCGGCCGACATCAGCGGCTACAAGCTCGAGACGCCCGAACCGGTGCTGGATCTGGCCGGCAACCCGGTCGGCTTCAACGCCGACGACCCGCTTGCCCAAGGCGTCCTCGGCGTCCTGCACAAGCACGGCGGCTCTCAGGCCCTCGCCTCCGAACTGCTCGGCGCCTACGCGCAGAGCGTGATCGCCGAGGCCAAGGCCACGACCGAAGCTGTCCAGGCTGAAGTCGCCAAGCTGGGCGCCAACGCCGAGGCCCGCATCTCGGCGGTCAAGGCCGCCGTCACCGCTCACGCCCCCGCGCAAGCGGAGGCGCTGATGGCCGGGCTCGCCAGTGCCGACGCCGTCGTCGCGCTCGAGGCCCTGATTTCCAAGCTGACCGGAGCCGGCATCGCCTCCGCACCCGTGGTCAAGGCCGATCCCTTTGAGGGTCTGTCCGGCGCCGCCCTGATCGAAGCCCATCGCGCCGCGCAAGCGGCCGGCCGCGCCGCCTAGGAGACCTGACACATGCCCGCCATCAACCTGATCGAGTACGCCAAGGGCCTCCAGAACCCGCTGGAACGCGGTGTCGTCGAGCTCTATGCGCAGAGCTCCGACATCCTCGCCGCGATGCCGTTCAAGACGGTCTCCGGCCCGTACCAGTACAGCCGCGAGGCCACCCTGCCGGGCATCGCCTTCCGCGGCATCAACGAGACCTACACCCCGGATTTCTCGATCGAGAACCCGCAGGTCGAGCAACTGTTCATCGCCGGCGGCGAGGCCGACGTCGACAACTTCCTGCTCGCTCTGGACACCGGCCGTCGTGGCCGCGAGGAGTCGCGCAAGATCAAGCAGATGGCGCGCGCCCTGACCTCGAAGGTGCTGACCGGCTCGAACGTGACCGATCCGCGCGAGTTCGACGGCCTGCAAACCCGCATCGGCTCCGGCCAGACGATCTCCAACTCGGCGACGTCGGGCGGTGGCGCCCTGTCGCTGGCCAAGCTGGACGAGGCGATCGACGCCACGCAAGAGCCCACCCACCTGATCATGAACCGCTCGCTGCGGCTCCGGTTCCAGGCGGCCCTGCGCGACCAGACGCTGTCCGGCAACATCATGCTCGGCAAGGACGACTTCGGCCGCCCGCAACTGAGCTACGGCGGCCTGCCGATCCTGGTCGGCTATGAAGCTGGTCCGGACGCCAAGATCCTGCCCTTCAGCGAAGCCGGCTCGGGCGGCGGCTCGACCGCCTCCTCGATCTACGCCGTCTCCTTCAAGGAGGGCATGGTCTGCGGCCTTCAACTGGGCGGCATGACGGTCAAGGACCTCGGCGAGCTCGAGACCGCTCCGAAGCACCGCACCCGCATCGAGTGGTACACCGGCATGTGCGTCGAGAACCCCTACGCGGCCACGCGTCTGACCTCCATCTCCAACGCCGCGATCGTGGCCTAAGGATTCACGCACATGACCCAGCGCCGCTCCTATACCCTCGACGCCGAACTGATCATGAAGGACGCCGGCCTGGTCGCGGCTGACGCCGCGGCCACGGTCGGCGGCTCCGCCAAGACCCTGAACGTCGGCGAGGCTGCCTTCAAGGGCGTGCTCGTGGTCGACGTGACCGCCATCGAGATCGCGTCCAACGACGAACTCTACCGCATCATCGTGCAGGGTTCGACGACCTCGAACTTCGCGGCAACCGAGATCCTCGGGCACCTCGCGCTGGGCGCCACCGAGGTTCGCCCCGGCGGCGCCATCGACAGCACCACCGGCCGCTACGAACTCTGGTTCAACAACTGCCAGGACGACGTGACCTACCCGTACATTCGGGTCTACACGGACGTCTCGGGCGCGGTCGCGACCGGCATCAACTACTCGGCCTTCATCGGCCGCGACTTCCTCACGCACGCCTAGTCCGCGCTTCCCCGCTTGCGTGCATGAGTAACGCCCCCGACCTCGAAAGTCGGGGGCGTTCGTGCGTTGAGGGGTAGGGCGGCGAGAGAGACGGTGTCCGCATGTCGAACTACGCCGCCCCCATTGAAGTCGTCCAGGCCGCTCTGCACCGGCTTGGCGAAGAAACGATCACCAGCCTGACGGACGGCTCGGCCGCCGCGCTGATCGCTGCCTCGAACTACGAGGGGATCGTGCGGGCGGCGCTGACCAAGCACGCCTGGTCGTTCGCCACCTCGACCACGGGGCTGACGCTTCAGGAGACCGTAACGCTGGGGCCGTGGACGAAGGCGTACACCTTCGTAGATCCGGCGGTCATCAACCTGCGCTACGTCATGGACACGGGCCGGCGCCTGCGCTCCGGCGAATACGAGGCGCAGGGCGGCCGGGTGCTGACCCGCGTGGCGCTGACCACGCCGCAGGCCGTGGTGACGACCCGCGCCGGCGAGGGCGCGTGGCCCGATGACTTCGCCGAGGCGATTGTCGTCCGCATGCAGGCCCTGTTCCTCGAGGGACTGCTGGACCGTTGGCAGGACGCGCGGCTCAAGCAGCGCGACTCCGAGGCCGCCATGCTGGGCGCCATGCTGCGCGACAAGCGGCAGTCGCCGGGTGTTCAGGTCGAGCAGAACCCGCTGGCCGAAACCTGGCGGGGAGCGCGCTTTGGCGTGATGCGCTCGAGTGGCTAGGCGCTGGCAATTCGCAAACGACCTTTCGGCCGGCGAGATCGCGCCGCAGTACCTGGTCAGGTCGGACGCCGCTGTGCGCAACCGGGCGGCGAAGCGTGCGCGGAATGTGCTGCTGTCGCCCGGCGGCGGCTACAGCCGACGCTGGGGCTCGCGATGGCGCGCGGACCTGCCGGGCGACGCCCGCATTGAGTCCATCGGCGTGGGCGCCTCCGACGCCAAGATCATCGTCTTCATCGACACGAAGTTTCGCGTCTACAATCTCGACGGCACGATGGCCCACGAGGTCACGGGCTGCCCCTGGGTCACGGCTGATCTGCGCGAGATGCAGATTGCGGCCGAGAACGACCGCATCGTGGTGTGCTCTCAGGCGTTCTTTCCGCAGGTTCTGACCTTCAACGGCACCGCGTGGTCAGTGGGCGCCTTCACCTTCGCCGCCGGGGTCAACGGGTCCAGCAGCCGGCCCTACTACCGCTTTGCCGCGGACGGCGTCTCGCTGGCCCCGTCCGGGTACTCGGGCTCCGTCTCACTGACGACGTCGGCCGCCTTCTTCGTGGCCAACCACGTCGGCGCCCGCATCCGCTACAGCGGCCAGGAGATCACGGTCACGGCCGTCACGAACGGCACGACTGCGACCGGAACTGTCGTAGGTACGCTCTACCCGACCATCACATGCACGGTCGGGTCAACGACGGGCTTCTACGTCGGCCAGGTGGTCGAGGGAAAGGACACCGAGATTCGCGGCGTGGTGTCGGTCATCACCAATGCCACGACGATGAACGTCCAGTTGATCGAGGGCTACACCCCGTTCACCGCGACCGAGAAGCTGACGGGCCCGACCGCGCAGGCGACGCTCTCCGCCGTCACCACCGCCGGCACGCCCGCCGCCACGGTCGACTGGGACGAGCAGGTCATCTCGGCGGCGCGCGGCTATCCGGGGGCCTGCGCGCTTCACCGGACGCGACTGCTGCTGGGCCGCTTCCCTGCGGTCGAGAACCTGATGTGCGCCTCGACGGTGGGCGACGTGACGGACTTCAACGTCGGGACTGGCGCGGACTCGGACGCCATTGTCGAGACGCTGGGGCGCGACACGACGGTCAAGATCAGGCACTTCGCGTCGACCGAGCAGCTTGTGATCTTCACGGAGGCCGGTCCGTTCTACGTGCCCGAACAGGTCACGGCTCCGCTGTCTCCGACGAACCTCGAACTGTTGCAGATCGGGCCGGAGTCGTCCGGGTCGCCGGTCCCGCTTCTGGTCGCCGAGGGCTTCGTGTTCTCGGAGGACGGGTCCGGTCGACTGATGGCCGTGGTCCCGACCGGCAACGTGCGCCGCTCGTGGGAGATTTCCGACCTGTCGGAACTGGCCTACCACCTGATGGGCACGCCGGTCGAACTCGAGACCGTGCCCGCCTCAAGCCTGACCGACCGACTGGTCTGCCAGCTTCTGTCTGACGGCACGATGGCGGTCATGAACTACCGCCGCGGCGCAGAGAACACGGCCTGGTCTCTGTGGTCGACCAGCGGCGAGTGGCGCTCAATCGCCGCCGCCGCCGGCAGCCTGTACGTCGTCTCCAAGCGGACGATCAACGGCACGGCCTCCTACTTCCTCGAGGTCTTCGACCGCACGGTTTACGGCGACGGCGTGCTCACCCTGGCCGGCGTCGGCACCGCTGCGACAAAATACGCGCTGGCCGAGGACATGGGGCTTTGGCAGGGGAGCGCCTGGCTGGCGTCCGTCGATCTGAACGCGAGCGGCGTGATCCTCTCGCCTCCGGCGGCGACCGGCGCCGTGCAGTTGGGCTTCGACTTCACCGATACGGTCGAGCTCGTCCCGCCCATCGACGGCGAGTACGGGCTGCGCCCGAAGATCCGAATCTGCCGTGCGTGGCTTGACGTTCTGTCGTCCGGCCAAGTGGCGGTGAACGGCTACGCGGGCGCGGGCTACCGCTCCACGGGCGGCATCGGCGGCCCCGTTCCGCTGCACACTGGCCAACTTCTGTTCAACCTGCTGGGGCGCAGCCGAACGCAAACCCTGACGATCAGCCAGGACCACGGCGAGCCGTTGGAAGTCCGCTCGATCACCATGGAGGTCACGTCCTAATGGCCCAAGCCGCAGTCCCCATCATGATTGCCGCCACCGCCGC